AGGGGTCTTAGGTTCTTCGGAAGCTCTTCTAATGGTTGGTGATGCGTTTTTATCACCTTCTGCAGTTCTTTTTATATTTGGTGATACTGCGATTCCGTCTCTAGCATCTGTAATTGCTGTTGCTCCAAACTTATCTGTGATTGTGAAAGGTCCTTTTCCTGGTCCTACAGTACCGTCCTGTACTGATTGTGCTGAATTGTTTGCAGATGATAGTGCACTCGTAATTGCGGCAATTCCACCTACGATAGCAACTGCAGTTATTCCAAGCGTTAATGCTGAAGCCAGTCCTGCTGCTCCTACTGCACCGCTTGCTAAAGTGCTTGCCATAATTACCAAACTTCCAATAGTTCTAGCCAAAGAAACAGCTCCAATCAATCCAATAACTCCGTAAAGTAAACCAGCGTTGCTTGCTGCAGATGCAATTAATTCTAATACCGGAGTCAATGCATCAGCTACCTTTGTGATTGCTTTTTCAAGTCTCTGTTGAATAGATACTTGTTTTGCAGCCTCATAATTCTGTTCTCCATAAATAGCTTTGAACTGTTCGGCACTTAGGTTATTTAATTCCTGCTGGTATAAAGACTTTCCTAACTGTTCGCTAGTCATTCCAACTGCTTTAGCTATGGCTTCTTGTTGAAATCTATTCATTTTAGAATACTCCAATGTTGAAACACTCTGTGCTTCTAATTCCTTAGCAAGCCCTCCTAAATCATTATTTAAAGCAAGCTGCCTTGCTTTTTCTAAAGTTAAATCTTTACCTGTTAGTAATTCAGCTTCAAGTTCTGCTGTTATTGAAGATTCAAATTGTAATAAATTATTAGCAACTCCGCTTATTTCCCCTAAAGTTAATCCAAGGTTCTTAGCCTCTGTTACTGCTTTTGCTATCTCAGATGTATTAAATGCAAATCTTGCACCTAGATCCTTGGATACGTTAGCAGTCTCTCGTAGAATGTTACGAGCGTTTAACGCTGTTTTGTTCTGTAGGTTAAAAGCATCGACTGCATTGTAAGCTTGGTCGGCAATAACCTGTACATTCTGACCTGCTATGGATGAATTAGCTGCTAAGTTTATTGCTTCTTCTGCTGACAATCCTAACTGGTCTCTTAAAACTGTTGCACCAACAACGTTTTTAGAACCTAAAATATCTCCTTGTACTCCTAACTGATCGGTAGCTTGCTGTATTGTTTTAAGTAAATCAACGTTGGTTGCTAAAAACTCTCCGGACGCTATTGCTGCAACGTTAAGTTCGGTAGTTAAACCGGTCATTTGAGTTTTAGCGTACCCTAATGCTCTCCCTGTTTCAACCAATTGGTTGTTTAGGTCGAACATTTTCTTTACTAGAGTACCAGCAACTGCAAGACCTAAGACTAGAGGATCGGTTAAACCTTTTTTAAGACTGGTGAATAATTCATTTCCTAACAGTCTAAGAGAATCTACCTTTGAGAAGGTTCCTTGTCCATTTTCTTTAGCTTCTTGTAAAGTCTTTGTAACTTTAGCTAAAGCTTCTCTTGCTGCATTTCCTACGCCTGGTATTTTTCCAAGAAACTCTGTTAGTTTACCGGCTGCTCCTAAGCTTTCATCTAGCTTTTCTTGAATAACTAGTTCTTTTTCTCGGAGTGTAAGTTGTTTTTTAAGTTCGTTGGTATTTGTTTTTGAATAAAGTAACTGTCTTGCTTGAGTGCTTAGTGATTCAACATTTGTACTTAGAATAACTTCTTCTGCGGCAATTTGAGTTTGTAATCTTGCTAGTTTGGCTGCACTAATCTTTTTACCTTCTGCAGCAGATTGTAACATCTTAGCTTCTTTAGCAGCTAATTTTTCGACACTCTGTAAAGATTTCTCTGTTATTTTTAATTTGGTTCTCTCATCTCTTGTTAAAGTAGAGAGTATTGCTTTATTCTGTAGATCAGCTTTAAGAATTAACTCTTTATTCTTTTTAATCTGATTTGTAATATCTTTAACTGAAGATAACCCTGTCTTTTGGTTTAAAATAGCATCCGCTATTTTCTTATTAGTATTTAATAAGTTCTGATCAAAGGTAGTCTGCCTTGTTCTAATCCCTAAAACTTCTTTTAATGACTCAACAACACGTACAGAAATATCATAACTCTCCTGCTGTAGAGCTCTTCCTTCTCTTAGAAGTCTATTTTCTTCCTGTAACAGTCTTATTTCTTCGGGAGTCATCGTTTATATGTTATAAATATTTGAGACTCCAAGTTTTACTTATACTCTACTTTCCCCGGATTCATTTTAAAAGCTTCCATCTTATTTACATTTCCTGAAGAGTCCATTAAGGATGTACTGTTACCTTTCTTGCTTGCAGCTTTTGTCTGCTCGTTTTGTTTATCGTAATATTCTTGAATTCTACTGAAAGTAAACTTTCTTAGCCATAATGGCATATTATAGATTGTATTATAGTCATACCCTCCCTGGCCGTGAAACACTATTTCATGTATCTCGGAAAACAAATTCATCCTTGCCTGACTAATAGTCTCAGGCGTCAGGCCAAAAAAAAGAGATCCCCACCGGTATAGCTACCGTTGCGTTACTGTCTTCAGGATAAAAATTTAAATCTGTGTCTGGTTGAACTTGAGAAATGTAAGTTCTTAGTGCTCTAGAGTCTCTTGCAAGTAATCTAGTGTCTACAAACTCTCTGATAGTCTTAGCTTCAGTATTTCCCTCTATTGATACAATCATGTACTTCAAACGGGTAGAAAGCTCAGGACTTGCATCTTTACTAATCTTCTTATATCCGTCAAGCTCTCTTTTGATTGCATCTTCGTCTTTATGTGTTAGGATCTTGAAAGTTATGTTTGTACCTGTGCTCGGTAAAGTAAACTTAAACTCATTTACTCCCGGGGTAATTAAACTCTCATCGAAAAATTTATTTTCGATCTTTGATAAATCTACACTGTAAGTCTTTCCGCTGTAGGTAAAGCTATAATCTGCTCCATAACCTAAAACTCTGGCTGCAACTAATACTGCATTTTTGTCTCCAACAACTAAATCATCGTAGTTTATTTTAGAAACGATCAAGGACTTTAAAAGCTTATCTATAACTGTTCCATTCTCAATGTAAGATTGGTTGGTTAAGATATCCTCTTCTTTTGCAGTCATGTACTTCATCTCAATTTTACCTGAAGATAAAGGGTTTGATTCTGGATAGAGAAGACCCTTAGAGGGTAGTTCTACTATTTCGGTGGGCATGCTGAATTCTGACATATACTTTTTGTTATAACTATTCTCTTATAAATATATATAAATCTGGTATTTTGAAAAGTTTAACAATAAAAAAGCCCTCTCTAATGAATAGGAGGGCTCTTTCTTTAAGGTTATTTTTACTTTAAAAGTTGAGTATGCAATAATCCATTCCGATGTTTAGAGTGATGTTCTGTGCTTCAGCATCAGTATCCCAGTTAAGATCGGCAAACTTGGCAGACTTAATGAATGCTCCTTTGATAATCCATTCTGAAACGATATCACCGACAGGACCTAAGATGTCAATAGTTAAATCCTTCTTGTAGAAGTCACTGTAACCATCTCTACCTGTTACTGATTCGTGGTGAAGACGTACCCACTCCATTGTTGCTTGAGCACCAGAAGGAGTAATTGGATCGTACAAAGTCATTGAAATATCTGACCATGCATTTCTGCCTTTTACTTTTCTGTATACGTTAATGTGGTTTAATTTGATTTCCTCAGCAGTTACTTCAATTCCGGTTACACCTTTGATGAAGTATGAAGGAATACCATCCACATACATTATAAATCTATTCGCTACTTTGGGTTCAAAGGCGGTGAAGAAGATTTCATTTGGATTTAATACTGCCATGTTGTTTTATGTTTATCAGTTATAAATAGTTATTAACCTGGGAATGTAGCTCCTGTTGGCGTTAAATTAAAGTCTAAGTAGATGAATTCAGCAGTCTTGGTAGGCTGTAAGTAAATCTGACCTACTAATTGGTTTCTGTCGATTACGTCAGCAGTGTTATTAGAGTCGTCCATGATTACTTTGAAAGCATAAAGACCTTGTCTTTGCTGTACCGAAGTCAAATAAGGATTAACTTGAGCTAAGAAGCTGTTTCTGGTTGCGATAGTGTTCTGTTCGAATACCAAGTTGTCAGCAATTTGAGAAATATAATCTTTAACTGTAATCAACAATCTTCTAACGTTTACCCGATCCAAAGCAGAAGCTTTTTTCTGTAATGTTTTTTGTCCGAATACTACAACACCTTGGTTAGGGAAAGTAGCAATTGGGTTAACATTACCTTCGTATAAAGTATCTCTGTCTCCTTGAGTTAATTTTCTTTCTGCTCTTACTACTGTAGATAATCCACCTCTGTTAAATCCAGCAGGTGCAAACCAAGCTTCAGTTGAGTTATCATTGAATGCATAAACTGCAGGGATTAAAGTAGAAGCCGGTACCCATACTGCATTACCTGTAGTAGGATCTGCTGCTTGTACCCAAGGCCAATAAGTTGCACCGTAAGATGTATCCATTCCTAATGCTTGGCCGGTTACTGTGTTTAAAGCAGTTCCGTAAGGAACCATATCAACTACTGCGATATTGTCTCCCCTGTTCTGTGCATTTGATACTATTGTAGAAATTTGAGTTGCAGCACTTATTCTGTTTAAACCTGGCATTGAAACTACGTTGTAGCTATATTCGTCAGGATTAGCAAGTAAGTTTAACATGGTAGTGTAATCACTTCCTGTAACACCTTGAGAATCTGCATTTAAAGTCAAACCAGCATTTTCGTAAAAGAAAGCTTGTCTTGCATTGTTAAAAGGGGTTCCTATAGCTGCACCAAAAGCACCTGAACAAGCAGTTGGAATAGATCCGGTAAATTGAGCCTTAGCAGTTCCGTTGTTATCGAAGTAGTTTGGAGTCTGGAAGTTAACAGCTTTAACTCTTACATAAGCAGAAGCATTAGCGTAGGATCCAGAAGTTTGAATATAGTAGGTTGAACCGTCAGTTGCGATGTTTTGAGCTTGATCTCCAAGTACTCTTGAAACGTAATTAGAAGCTTTAGGATCTAACGATAAGTTAGTCCATGTTTCTAAAACAACTTTAGAGTTCCCAGTATCATCACCTTTTCTGATTAGTAATCCGAAAGTTCCTGATGCTGAGTTAGGAGCAACAATTTCCCACCTAACGTTATCAGCAGATCCTGAAGCTAACGTATTGTTAGTGCCTTCAGTAGAAGTGCTGTTCATGATGGTTCCTTTAGATAATGTTTCTAATACAAAAGGAGCTACACCTGAAGTAGGTCCACCTGACCCTGTGGTCATCATAGATGAAGTTGCTCCTGTGTAGGTACCATTCGTAACTCTGCCT